ACCAGTACCAATAGCACAATCCATAAATGCTTCATGTATTTCTTGATTAAAGTTAGATCCAGCAATTATTTCAAAAACATATTTTGTTATTGCATCTAGTTGTTCATTAACAGCTGGTTTCTGTTGATCTGGTACTTCTGATCCAGCTTCAAAGTTTGCCCATCTTCCATATGTAGGAACAAGACCAGCTTGTAATCTACTAGCAAATTCTTGTATACCTACTACAGCTGTTTCATCAAATATTTTATCTGTTCTTCTTTCTCCTACAGTTTCTTCATAAAAAGATTCTCTTTGTGGTAAAGTATATTCATATGCTTCTTCATACTTATCTTTCCAATGATCGTATATTTTTTCTGAATCTCTATACTTCTTCATAAAAGAAGCTACTCGATTATCTGTAATTCCACTATCTAATTCTGTATCTGCTAATTCTATATATGCCATTATGCCATTGATCCTGTTATTGTTCTTGTGCTAGTTGCTAGTAAAGCTCTTCTTTCTGCATCTATTCCTCCAGATCCAGTAAGTGCAGCATATCTATTTTCTCTTAATTCTTTTTCTAGTACAGCATCTTGATTTTGATTTGTTATTGTTGCATCATTAGTAACTCCAGATGTAGATCCAGCTCCACTATCTGTTGTTCTATTAGAAGATGCAGCTATAGATGTACTTGTCATATTTTTATTAAATCTATCTAAATATCCCTCATAATCTGTTCTCATAGAATCATATAACATAGCACTTGGTATACCTGGTACACCAGCAATAGCTAATCCACCAGCTATTGCTAATTTTATATTTCTTTGTCTTTCAAACATTTTTTGAGATATTGCAGTTGATGATAATATACCTGTTGCATCTCCAGTACCCATAGCTCCACCACCACCTTGTCCATATAATCTTTCTTCTAAATTTTGTCCTGTAATACTTGTAGAAACTTTTTGACCAGCAGCTTTAGCTGCATCATATTGATCTTTAGATACTCGTACAAACTCTCCACCTTGTTGGACAAAATAACTTCCTACTTTTGCAAGTCCTTGATCTACTAAAGAATCTTTTGCAGCTTGAGATGCAGCTCCACCATATAATTCATTACCTTTTTCTCTTTCTCTTTGTACAGCTGTATTTACTGCTACTTTTGCAATAGATTTTTTTGCTTCTGTTCTTTGTTCTGAAGAATCATATCTATCTCCTCCATAACTTCCACCACTAGAAGTAGATGTAGTTCCATTTTTACTACTCATATTTTTTACCCTCTGGATCTGTCATGCCTTTTGTTCCTTTGGTAAACAAACTTCTTTGTCCTACCATACCTTTTTTTCTTCTAGCTTTTTGTTTTTTTTGTTCTTTTTCTAATCTTATTTTTTCTTCTTCTTCTTCTTTTCTTCTTCTTTCAATATCTAAGCGTAGCTGTCTATCAGCTTCAGATTCTTGATTTCTTGGTCTACCAAAAGCGCCCATTACAGCTTTATTTCAGAAAAACCTTTTTTTTTCAACTCACAATATAACTGATATGGTGTGAATATCCAAAAATTTGACATTCCAAGTAATCTTTGAACATAACTAACACAGCTATGCTCTTTAATCCAGGATCTCATTATTACTGGGAATCTAGGTAAATTATATTTAACTGGCACTTGTAGTATCTTTCCATTTTTTTGACTAATCATTCTAAATATTTTATCTACTTCTTCTTCATCTAGTGTTTCTACAAACAAATGACCAAAATTATATTCTACTAATAACCATATTTTTTTATGTGGATCATACGACATAACTCCACAATGTTTAAATCCTTTTTTAAAAAACTTATGAGATCTATGAAAGTCATTGTTTTCATAGAAAAATACTAACCATTCAGTTTGTTTCGCCATACTGACTTTCTTTGCCCACTAAATATATCCCAACCTCTAGTTTTTACTACAGTTGGCTTTGAAGCTCTACCAGATAATAATGTTTTACCCTCTCCAGCTCCCATTAATAGATACTGTAAAGCATCATGGACATGAGAATATCTATTTTTCATAGGTTTTTCATCATATCTATCGCCAGAAGTTTGTAATCTTCTATAAAAATAGCCACCATTGAAACCTTTTTTTAGATTTATACACCTTTTATCTACTAAAAAGCCTGGTTTTTGATCAATTAATCTATTTAAAGCTGTTTCTACAGCTTCTATTCGTAGTGCTATATCATTTGATGGAGCTGGTTTACCCTTTATTCCATTCTGTCGTAGTATTTGAAATGGTGTTGTTTCATCTGTTTGCGCTCTAAAATCTCCAGCTGGATCTCCATATACTTCTACATCTAATCCAGAATAATTTTTTGCTATTTCAAATCTAAGTAGCTCACTAAACCTAGATACACCCATATCAAAACAAACTAATTCTTGTAATATTAACCATCTACCATTTGGTAGTCTTTGACCAAAGACAGCAGCTGGTGTTAATCCAAAATCAATACCAATAAATATAGAAGTTGGAGCTGGCTCAATATCTTCTTTAGATAAATGTAAATCATTATTCCACATAGGATAAACAGGTTTACCCTCTTCTATGCTGCCAAGTTTATTCATTACATAAACATCTATCCAACCTTTTGTTTTTCCTTTGATAACATTGTTATAATAATCTTTTGTTAGATTCTTTTTGTTTTCACATGAAATATTTTTTTCATATCCAACAAGTGTACCATCTTTTTCTTTTTTTTCTTTCATAGCAGCTGGTTGTGTAAAGAAAGACCAGTTATCTGGTTTAACTAACATGATAGCTTCATCTCTTGATATATGATCTGGTACTGGTACTTCTCCACTCATTATTGACCACCAATGATCTTCTTCTGGAGCATTTGTATCAGCAATAACTCCATACCAGGAAGCTCCACCATCTCTCATACTTGGATATCTACCTACCCTCATAGTACAAGCATCTATAATTGACTTTGGTAATTCTCTTGCTTCATTAACCCATACACCTGTAAGCTCTAATGATAATAATTTTTTAACATCTTCTGGTCTATCTAAAGCTAAGAATATAACTTCTAGATCTAAGTTTCCTTTTTGAATATGATGAGTATAAGGTATAGACCATCTAAAAGCTCCCCATTCATTTTCTGGAAACCAATCTAGCCAAGTTTTTATTGTTGTAGTTTTAAGTTGTGGGTTAGTGTTTCGTATTACTGCCCATCTTGATTTTCGTATATTACTTTGATTTGGTTTTTGTTCTAATGCTCTTTTAAGAACTTCAATACAACAAGCTACTGACTTACCAGATCCTACTGGTCCTCTTATTCCTCGGAAGAAATCATTTTTCTTTAGAAAGTTTTTTAAGGTATTCCCATCTGGTTTGTAGCTGAGACTTCCCATTTATTTTACTTTGTCTAAATACTCTATTAACAATTTTTCTCTTACCTTTGGGCCAAGACTTTCTATTAGCTTGTCGCACTCCCTGTCCGAAACTTCTTGCTCTGGTAAAAATTTTAGATGTACTTTCCTTACTATCTTTCTCAATCGTTGTCTCTCTTGCCAACTGATCTGGAATATCTGCCTGTTCTCCAGATTCGTTACGTCGTCTGTTCTGTCTTTCGTCATTTAGAAACTCCTTAAAAAAATCCCATGATAAGTATACCATAGGTTTTTGAAAATCTCTCTTTAAAATTAATAAATCTGCTGATCCTTTCCATTTGTCAAGTTGTGTAAATCCCTCTCCAGATTTTCTGGCTTTTACTTCTATGGTTGTACCACCATACAAATCATTTACTTTGACATCATGTGGAAAGTCTTGAATAGCTCCAGATAAAGGTTGTCTCCTGGCATCATAACCCTCGCCTTGAAACAGTTTAACTATTTCGTTTTCGACTCT